GCACCGCCCGCGCTCCGGCGACACGCTCCACGACGGCATGGTAACACCGGCACCTCCGAATCGAAGGCACACAGCAGCTCAAACCTACGATTATGTGGCACGATGGGGCCGTGAACGACACAACCTCCACCCCGGAACCGGAGCCACCGGCTCAGGTGACCGCTCAGATCAACCTGTCGTTGGCCACCGGCCAGCCCATCCCCGAGCCGGACCCCGAGGAGGAGTAGCCGATGTCCGATCCGACACTGCGTAACGCGGCCGCCGACGGCGCCGCCGTCAACCTGGAGGCCGCCTGGTTCGCCATCCAGGACGGTGCCACCTCCGCCGACCAGGTGTCCAACGAGCGGTTGCAACCGGCCTACACCACCGCGGCATCCAGCATCGCCGCGCTCACGACCACGCTCAGCTTCACCGGCACCGGCTCGGCCGCCGTGACCCATCTAGGGGTGTGGACCGCGGAGACCGCCGGCACCTTCCGGTTCGCGGTCGCGCTGGCCGGCGACAGCTCATTCAACGCGGCCGGTGATCTTGACCTCACCGCCGCACCGATCACCGTCTCTTAGGAGGAGCCATGGCCGTAGGGTTCGCCGCGTTCAACACCAAGGACTCGATCAACCAGAACGCCGGGCGGATGGCGGTGGGACTGCGCGATGCGTTCGAGAAGGTGGAGCAGTTCAGTACCTGGTTCGCCGGGGTCGGAGCGGCCGGTCTGGAGACCACGTACGGGTTCACCGCCGGCGACGCTGCCATCATCGGCTCGGCTGTGACCGACTTCGAGCAGCTGAGGCAGATCTACCTGGGCGCTCAGGCGCTGGCCAGCGCCAAGAACTTCCGCACCTTCTCTGACGACCTTGAGGGCCTGCGCTAGCCGCACCGAGCCTGAGGTGGTGCCGCGATGACGATCGTCCGTTCGCTCGACGCCGCCAGCGACATCATCTTCACCACCGGCACCGGCGGCCTGAACACCATCACGCACGGCACCGTGGCGGTGCTGTTCAAACCGCTGCCGCTGTATGACGGGGCGGCGCGGACCCTGTTCCGGCTGCACGACTCGGCCGGGCTGGACCTCGGTGGGATCGGCCTCAACGCAGCCGACGAAGTCGTGTGGTCCGACGGGACCACCGAGTCAGCCGGACCGGTCACCACCGCCGGCGACTGGCACGCGCTGGTAGCCCGCAAGGCCACCGGCAGCGCCACCCCCCGGTTCAGCCTGCTCAATGTCACCACCGGCATCCCATCCCACGCCGACGGAGACGCGGCGGTCGGGAACTGGACCGCCCCGACCGGCGGCAGCATCCGGATGGCCACCGAGGGCACGGTCGGCCCCGGCTCCTACGTGGCCGCGATGGGCGCGTGGGCGGACCAACTCCCGTGGACCGCCGACACGGACGGCGACGACGACATCGAGGCGGCGCTCCTGGAGGAGCACCTCGACAACTGGCTGGCCGCCACACCGTCGGCCGCGTGGGGATTCGGCCAGCCCTCGGACCACAACGTCGAAGATGTCACCGGCGGCCGGGCCGACCAGATCACCTTCGGCGGCGGCGGCTCAGTCTCGGCCACCGACCTCGGCTTCCAGTACGAGGACACCGGCCTCTTCGTCTTCAGCAAGAACTTCTACCGCACCACCCAGACCGAGCCGTTCACCACCGGCATCGTCCGGGACCTGTCCGAGACCCAGGGCACCCCGACCACCCTGACTTCCGCCAGCATCTCCGGCGGGTTCACGGAGGTCTTCCGCTTCCAGCGCGAGGTCGGCACCGCGGTCGGCAGCAACACGATCTCCACCCAGTTCCAGGTCACCGCGGTCAGCGCGGCCACGCTGAGCTACCGGTGGCGGGTCCAACGCTGGAACTCATCCGGGGTGCTCCAGGCCAGCTCGAGCTACTCGAGCGAGCAGAACACCGTCGGGATCAAGGTCCAGACCTTCGAGCTGGCCACCACCTGGGCGGCCGGGGACATCCTGGCCGTCTCGGTCGAGCTGCGCAAGGCCGGCGGCGGTGGCGGCCGAACCATCACCGTGGCGGTCAACGACCCCGACGCGTGGGCCGAGTACGAGGTGGCGGTCTTCTCCCCCACGCAAGTCACCGCCAACATCCCCCTGACCGTTGCGGTCGCCCCCACCACCGCCACCGACCACGCCGCCACCGCCAACATCCCGCTGACCGTGGCGCTGGCCGGCACCGTCCAGGCACCCAGCGCAACCGGGCTGGTCTCCGGCACCGTCTCCACCAACCCGGTCACCCTGTCATGTGGGGTCGGCGAGCGGCTGATCTGCATCGCGTTCTCCCGCGGCGGCGGCACCGGCTTCACGGTCACCCCCAACGCCGGCGGCGGCGTCTGGACCAACCGGGTGGCCGAGGCGACCCTGCCGGCCAACGACCTGGCCCGCCGCTCCCTCGGCGTGGCCGAGCTGGTCCCCACCAGCAGCATCACCGACGGGCTGTTCACCGCCGCCTGGTCCGCCGACCCGACCGACGCGATCTGGCTGCGCGTCCAGGAGGGCGGGGCGTTCGGTTTCGCCGATGCCGCGGTCGCGGACTCCGACACCGGCTCCGTCACGTCCCTGGCCACCGGCGACACCGCCTCGATCCCGGCCGGGGATCTGCTGCTGCTGGCCGCCGCGGCGATCCGCGACGGCGGCGCGGCCGGCATCGGCTGGGCCGCCACCGACGTGAACCCGGGGCTGGTCGGCGGCGGGAACCTTCTCCTGGACGCCTACGCCGGGAAGGGCGCGGGCGGCAACGCCGGGGTCGGCGGCTACCTGATCCTCGACGGCCAGGGCGCCGGCGTCAGGGCAGACACGGTCACCCTGCCCGGTGGGGACGCCGGCAAGCGGATCACCGCCGCACTGGTCGTCTGGTCCACCGGCGTCACCGCCACCCCCCAGGTCACCGCCAACATCCCCCTGACGATCGCGGTGGCCGGCACCACCGAGGCCGAGCATCAGGTGACCGCCGGGGTCGAGCTCGGGGTGGTGCTGGCCGGCACCGCCACCGTGGAGCACCAGGCCACCGCCGAAGTGGACCTGGCGGTCGCCCTGGCCGGCACCGCCGCCGCCGACCACACCGTGACCGCAGCTGTGCCGCTGGCCCTGAGCCTGGCGCCGGTGGTCGACGCGCCGGATGTGGGCGCCCCCGCGCAGGTCACCGCCAGCATCCCCCTCACGGTGACCGTGGCCGGCACCGCCCAGGCCGACCACCAGGTCACCACCACCGTGCCGCTGACCCTGGCCACCGCCGGCACCGTGCACGCCGAGCACCAGGCCACCACCACGCTCCCGCTCACGATCACGCTCGCCCCGGTGGTCGACGCGCCGGTGCCCGGCGCACCCAACCAGGTCACCGCCAACATCCCGCTCGGCCTGACCTTGGCCGGCACCACCGCCACCGGCTACCAGGCCACCGCCGGGATACCACTCACGCTGACGCTCGCCCCGACCGGGCACAACGACCGCGGCGTCACCGCTGCGGTGACCCTCGCTCTGGCGCTGTCGGGTGTGGCCGCCTTCCCGCCCCCGCCCTACGAGCCGATCCGGACCAGCCTCGACGGAACCACCTACGCCACCGGAATCGACGGACGAACCAGAACCGCCACCATCGAATAGCCCCAAGCTCACACGAAAATGTCCGGCTCCGGTGTAACCTCCGAACCCTTCACCACCAACCCCAACAACGCCAACGTCACCGTATACAACGGCCCCAGCTCCGATGATGAGCCCTTCTTGACGAACACGAACGATCCTGCGCCTAGATCAAGCCGGCGGGCCTGACCCACCGCCCGGTCCAACACCTGCTGACCCAGATGATGCAGCCGCAGCCCGTCATCGAAGTCCCGGCCCGGCCGCACCTCACCCGTCGCGTCGAAGAACCGGCCACACGCCCCCGCGATATCCGGCTGCGCCGGGGTGAGCACATCGATCCCCCGGTTCTTCAACGGCTGGATCAGCGACGCAGCCGGCCGGCGCGGGTCAACCACCACCGTCCACGGCTGGTGATCGGCCACCATCTCCACCGCCCGCCGCTCGATCCACTCCACACCCACCGCACCGACCGGCACCCGACCACCCGGCTCGACAATCTCCACGTGATACTGGCCGTCATCCCGGTAGCCGGCCACCCCGATCCAGCCCCGGTCCCGCTCCTCGTTCATCTCGACCGCCAACGCCGGCCGGCCGGCGACGCAACTCGCCGGGTCATAGCGTTCATCCCAGGTCAGCTGAGACACCAGCGTCCACTGCGGCGTCGACTCCACCGGCTCCCACCCCAGATACTCGGCACAGAAGTCGACCAGGTCCATCGCGTCGAAGTCCTCCGCCACCACCCGCTCGGCCACCGTCCGCCCCAACCCCGGCATCGACGCGTACCAGGTCGCCGGATCCGCCGGATCAGTCCCGGCCTCCGCCGGCGGCGCGGTGAAGTCGAAGAACGCCATCCCATTCCGCACCCCGGCGGCGACCCGCTGCCGGCCCAGTTGCCGCTTGGCCCGCAAATACGGCCACTGATCCGGCCTGGCCCGCGACAACCCCGGAATCATGCTCAGAATCCACAGCTGCCGCCAGTCCCGGGTCATCATCGCCGGCCGCATCCCCAACTCCGTCCGCGCATTCGGACGCGACCACGCCTCATCGATCACACCCAAATCCAGCGTGTCACCCGTACCCGACGTTCGCCCCGTTGTGCTGCCAGGCGACCACATCGACTTGCTACGCCAAACCATCGCCTCCTGGTTCAGCCGCAGCCGGTAAGAGAACTCGCGCCGGAACGGTGACCCCCTCAACCGCTCCAAATGGATGTCACGCCACTTCTGCCTAGCCGAATCGGCCGTCTGAGCTGTGTACAGCACCCGCTGAGGCCCCGGAACCGGAACCGTCAACCCCAGCTCATCACGCACCCAACGGGTCAGCGCCTCGTCGAACCCGACACACCGGTGGGTCATCACCGGCAACATAAGCTCCGTCTTACCCGTCGCCTGCCGCGGCCCGATAACCACCACCTCGGAGAACGCCAGCAGACCCGTATCCGGGTCCACCTCCAACGCCACATCGGCGATCAGCTGCTGATGGGGCATCAGCGGCTTACCCAACCGGGTAGCCACCTCCGCCACCCGCGGCCCCAACGTGAACCGGTCCGGGCTACGCGGCGTCCCATACAACGGCACCCGGGAGGCGGCTCGCGGTGGCGCGGCAGTGGTCACACGCTCACGGTAGACCAGCCGCCGGAATCAGCCGGCAGACTCCCGAACTGGCGAAGACATCCCACCCAGCAGCCCAGCCATCCCCGGGTCCGGCCCGTCATCGGCCAGCAAAGCATCCAGAGACTCCCGGTACTGCCGCCACAGCGCCGCATTCGCCGGATCATCATCCAACACCGCCGCCATCGACCGGATCATCTGAACCCGCGCCGAATCGATCGGCTCCAGCCGACCCAGCTCCCGCAGCTGGCCGAGGGTCACCTCAACCTCCGACGCGTTGCCCACCGAACTGGCCGGCCGCGGCGGCAGCTCGCCACCCTCACCCGGCATCACGTAGTTGTTCATCTCACCGGCCGGCACCGACGCGAACAGCTCATCAACCATGCCCAGCAGAAACCCGGCCACCTCCGGGTCGTCGGACACCTCGATGTACTCCAGCCGCCGGTTCTCATTCAAGTTCATGGACGTACGGACGGCCACATTCCACGCGTCGTTGCTGATCACGGCAAACTTGGCGTGCAAAGCCGTCGACCGGATCGCCTCCGGACCGAACACCTTCACCAACGTGGCGCAGTAGTCCGGCTGCCGGGTCGCGAACGACCGGTCGACCACAAACCGCAGCGAGCGGATCCGGCCATCCCGCAGGAACCGCTCCGCATGCAACAGGTCGGCCTTCGCCGCCGACCAGGTCGCCACCGCCACATCCGCCGGCCCGGTCCGATCCAAGATCGCCGTCAACGCATCCACCAACGAAAACTGGCCATGGGTCAGACAGAACAGCTCGAACCCCGGCACCAGATCGGCGAACACCCGACCAGCCGACTCGTGAGCCGCCACCATCGCCGCCCGCGGCCGCCGAGACCGCTGAATCACCGTCGCATCCACAGCCTAATCCTACCATTGATCATCCACAATAGCCACTCAGAACACACTGAAACCCATGAATGAGACGATCCTGTGACCTGCAAAAACTTCGGCGAGAGAGGGAAAACAGTGACGACTGCGCGTCTTCCGGGTGTGCGCGCGCTTAAAAATCAGCCCCTCCCCCCCCCCCATCAACCTGTGCGGTGACGGTGGCACCTGGGAACTGCTGGCGCAGTGAGTCAGCGAACCCGGCGGCCACCTCGACCGCGGTGCGTTCGGTAGCGAACCCGGTCACGGTCAGGTCCCCGAAGGTGCCCGGTCCATCGACGTGCAGGGTCAGGATGATCTCAGTCATGGCTACCAGTCTCGGCTTCGTGGTTGTGTCGGGTGGCTACGGCGTGCCTGGTTGCATAGTCGGCCGCAGGTTGGGCAGGGGTTGAGTTGCCGGCCGCGGGTGCCGTGGGCGGGTGCGAGGTTGCTGCGGTGGTTGACCCCGTCGTAGTTACCGAACCGATCCAGCCAGTCTTTGACCGGGATGATGTGGTCGGCGGTGCGGGCGCCGTTGTGGCCGCATAGCCAGCACAGGTCGGACTCGGCGAGCATGGCGGCGGCGGTGGTGCGGTAGCGGTGTCCGTTGCGGGGGTCTCCTGGTCGGGACATCGGCTTGTTCCTGTCGGATGATCGTCGGCTGGGGTCGGGTGTTCGGTGGTACCCCGAGGGTGGCCACGGTCGGTTACGGTGTGGTTTCCGAGAGGGGTTGGCTGATGGTGTACGGGTCTGAGCAACGGCGACGCATGGTGTGGTTGAGGGTGTTGGCAGGGGTGGGTGGTGGTGTGGTTGTGGGTGCTGCCGGGGCGGTAGTGCTGCTGCTTCTGGTGTTGGGCTACGAGCGGCCGGCCGACTCGGGGGTGGGTGGGCCACCGGTCGTGTCTGATCCGGTGGGCGCCGGATCGGCGAGCCCGGCCGGAGACGGGGTGCCCGATTGTGGCAGTCTGCCTGGCACCCAGACCGCCAAGGTGGTCAACCGTGGGGTATGTGCCGACGGTGACCAGACGGTGGTGATGGTGTTCTTCTCCTACGACTGTCCCGATGGGCGGGAGTTGTTCTGGTCGGATCAGGGGTGGGGGTATGACCCGGGTGGATGGGCTGAACACTCCCGCAACGATGGGCAGTTGGTACCGCCTCAGGAGGACTTGGACGGCTGCACCCCTGGTTGAGTACCGCATGTCCATTAGTCGTCCTCCAGCATGGGTAGGCCGAGCCGGCGGGCCTCGGCGCGGATGTGCTGCCGCTCCCGTTCGAGGGTGGCCCGGCGGTGTCGCCGGCGTTCGGCGCGGGTGGGGAGGGTGACCAGCCGGTGGGCGCCGTAGCCGGCGTAGTAGACGACCGCGAGCGCGGCCGTGAAGGGAGCGAGGAGCGGGGCGAGGACGATGATGACCGCGGTCATGAACACGTTCTCGGCGAGGTCGTCCTCATCGAGCAGGCCCTTGTGGTAGGCGACGCGGCAGAGGATCAGCCCGAGCAGCAGCCAGCCGCCGGCGTACAGCAGCGGCTCAACCATCGGACGCCTCCCGCTTCAGCCGGGCCGCCAGTATGATCTGGTCGTCGTCAGACAGAAGTTCCCAGAGGCTCATAGCTTCGGGACAGTGCCGAAATCCGCCGATGTAGTGCGGGCTCTTATGGTCGCCGGTGCCACACTGGTGCTGGTCGAGGTGACGCTCGAACGCGTCCCGGCGGAAGTCGGGCCCCGGGTCGGGCGGCTCCTTGCGCCACGGCGGGCGGGTGCTTACCGCCTGCTCGGGCTGGATCCAGTGGTGGTCACGCCCGGCCACCTCGGGCGGCACGGGGGTGGCCTGCGGGCACTGCTCACGAAAGTGAGCAGTGGACAGGCAGATGCCGCAACGGTCGTTCTCGAGCGCCTCCTCCAGCGTCTCTCGGACGAAGCCCGGAGGTGGTGTGCCGGCCGTCGGTGGGGGTGCGGCCTCCACCCGCCACGGCGGCGGGGTGCCGACCACCAGCACCGGCTCGCCCGCGGCCATGCGCCGGTCGTGCTCGGCCTCGGTGGTGTCGGTGAGCATGCCGGTCGGCGGCATGGTCGGCGGCGGCTCCGGCTGGTCGGCGTGCAGCATGTCATCGGCCGCGCACGGGTCCGGGCACTCCAACCGGGAGCAGGTGACATGCCCGGCCGTGGCCAGAAACAGCGAGCTGCCCCGGCAGGCCGGGCAGCGGCCGGCGACGTGCGGGAAGCCGGCGCCGACACCGTGGGATGCCGTGGTCGGCATCGGCTTGGGCTGGTCCAGCGGCACGCTCGGCGGTGGTGACTGGTGGATGGTCATCGGGTCTCCTTGGTGGTCGGTAGCTGCTCGCACGCCACGCCGCGCACATCCTCGGTCAGGGTGCGGCGGATACGAGCGGCCAGGCACTCCACGTGTAGCTGCCAGCAGAGGTGGTCGTGCAGCTCCTCGTAGTACGGCGGCACATGCTCCAGGTCGGCGAGCACGGCGGCGATGCGCTGGCTGGCGACGGTCGCGGCCCGCTCCCGGTCGGGCAACTCGGCGGGTGGTGGCTGGTGGGTGGTCATGGCTTGCTCCCAGCGTCCGTGGGGACACCGGCGAGTTGCCGGATGACAGCGCAGATGTCGGCCGCGGTCGGGGGGTGGGCGCCGGCGTCCCACTGCACCTCGATCGACTCGGGGCCGGGGCCGAGCTGCCGGTACTCGACCCGGACGTTGATGGATGGGGGCAGCCTCGGTGGCTGGTCGGATGGCTGGTCGGTGGTCATGGGGTCTCCTCGGTGGTCGGTAGCTGCTCGCACGCCACGCCGTCCCCGTCGACGTCGAGCCCATGCGGGTCGCCGCGGTCGCGGTCGAGCTGACGCTGTGCCTCGGGCTGGGTGGTGAAGTCGGTGCAGTTCCGGTCGTCTCCGGCGGGGCAGCCGGACAGGGTGAGCACCAGGGCGAGGCCGGAGACGACCCGGGTAGCGGTCCCTGGTGGTGGGCGGATCATGGCCGGCTCCCGTGGCCACCGAGGGCCGCCATCGTCAGCAGCACCGCGGCACCCCACGCCGCAAGCGCCACCTGGGCGGCGCCCACGGCACCGGCGCCCAGCAGCACCAGTGCTGCCAGCCAGCCGAGCGCGGCCCAGCCGAGCACGGTCCACAGCCCGACCCACGCCAGGCAGCCGGCGGGCGTCCCCGGGGTGGGCGATCTCGTCATGGCTGGCTCCCATCGCGGATCCAGTCGGCGATCGGCCCGGCCAGCTCAACCAGGTGCGCGGACAGGCCGGCGGCGGTGCCGGTCACATCCCCGCCGAGCACGTAGGTGGCGGCGACGATCGCCTCGGCGCGGATCCGCTGGGCGCGGGTCATGTCGGTGGCCTCGTCCGGGTCGTACGGGCGCAGCGGCAGGCCGGTGGTCAGCGGCGGCTGGGGCACCCGTCCAGCGATGGGCGGCCGGGCAGGCAGTGATTTTTTGAAGCTGTCCGATGCCGCCTGCGCGGCGGCCACCAGCGGCGCGAACAGCGCCTGGAGCTGGTCGGCTTGGCTTGTGGCGGAGGCGACCAGCCGCGCAATGTGGGCATCCCGGCGTTCCTGTTCGGTGGTCATGGTGGGTCCTTTCTGGCGAGCCGCTCGGAGCGGCAGGCCTGGCAGTGGCCGGCGAGCTGGTCGGGATGCTGCGGTCATGCTTGGGCTTCTTCTGGCCGGAGCCGTTGTGCCAACTCGTGAGCGAGCGCCTCAGCCGCCCTCTGGGGGTTGACGCCCAGTTCGCGGGCGGCACGCTGGCACCAGCGGCGGGACACGCCAAGCAGGCCAGCTACCGCGGCGGGTTCGTGGCCGTCGCGCAGGTACCGGGCGGCCAGTGTGGCTATCTGGCTGTCGATCGGCGCCGGTTCGTCCTTGGGGGGCTGGCGGCGCCTCTGGCGGCGAGCGGGCTGGGGCGGGGGGCGCCCGCGTTCGGCCCGGGCGCGGGCCTTTGCCCGTTCGTACAGGTCTGGCTGTGGCAGGTTGGCGGCCACTTGGTCAATCAGCGCGGTGACGGCTGCGGACCGGTCGGTGGTACTGGGGGCGGCTTCGATGGCGGCCTGCCGGTCGTGCCGTTCGTGTTGGGCCGTCCGGTCGTCTCGGATGCGCATGGCGAGCTTGCGGATGTCGGCGGGCATGGCTCGGTGTGCCTGCTCGCGGTAGTGCGCGGTCACGGCGGCGAGCGCGTCCTGGAGATGCAGGGGGCCGATGACCTCGTACCAGGCGGCCACGTCGGATTCACCTGTGGTGCGCTGGTCGTAGGCGGCCAGCTTCAGGAGCACCTTGGCAGTGTCGGCGGGGGTCATGCCTGGATCTCCTTGGCTTGCTGGGCTTCGAGGCGGGCGACGAGTTCGGCGGCTTGGGCTACGCGCTGGTCGGTGGTCGACGGGCGTGGGGATGCGCGGGCGCCGTTGCGTTGGGCGGCGAGCCGGAGTCGGTCGTACTGCTGCCGGAGCTTGGGCATGGAGAGGATGTTGGTTCGCCAGAATTCGTCGGTTTGGCACCAGTCGATGGCGCGGCGGACCTGGTCGGCGGTGTGGTGGTCGTTGTCGATCATGAGCCGGGCGGCGGTTCGCCAGCGTTTGGTGATGGTGGGTCGTTTGGAGCCGTTGGCTTCGATGCGGTCGGCGAGGTGCTGGCAGAGCTGGTCGACTTCGGGACGGTCGGATTCGGGCGGCTGCGCCGGCGGAGCGGGCGCAGGGTTGGATGGTTCAGGATGGTTCTCTGATGGTTCGGATGGTTCGGGGGAACCTCCGTCCGGGTATCCGGACTGAGAGTCCGGGTATCCGGACTGAGAGTCCGGGTATCCGGACTGAGAGTCCGGGTGACTGACGTTCCGGGTACCCGGACTCATGTTCCGGGTACCCGGCTTGGCAGTCCGGGTCTGATCGGGCTGGGGTTCGGCCATGATGACCCGATATCGGTTGGTCCCACGCGGGCCGGCCTTGTACTCGACCGACAGCTCGCTGAGTTGCTCCAGCTCGACTACGCAGCGGCGGACCGCGCGATCGGTCAGGCCGGTTTTGTCGGCCAGGGTGGCGTTCGACGGGTAGGCCTCGGCGCCCCGGTCGTTGGCGCAGTCGGCGATGGCCAGCAGCACCAGCCGCTGGGTTGGCTTGGACCGCGAGTGGGTCCACACCCATGCCATCACCCTCACGCTCACTGACCGTTGCTCCCCTCGGTTCGGGTGCCGTAGAGGTGCCGCAGCGCATCGGTTTCCTTCCGGGTCCACCGTGCACCGTGGATCTGGTCGGCTGTGCGGGTGACGGCCGCACGGACTGTCCGCTCGGCGTAGGCCCGGTTCAGGTGGTCGGCCGCAGCCTGGCCGGTGTGGTCCACCTGATCAGGGTTTCCCTTGTACCGACGGATCTCTCGGAGGACGGTGTACCTGCCGGAGTCGTCGCGGGTGACGCTGCCCTGTCTCCGCATCTGATCCAAGGTGTCCCTCAACACGTACCACCGCGACTTCCACAAGATCCGTGGTGATACAGCGTCATCACCGCGGATCTTGTAAGCGTGGATGTATCGCCGTTTCGCCCAGCCGGCGGGGATCTGGTCCTCGATCTTGGCGAAGATCTCATCCCGGGTGATGCCCGGGTTGGCGTTGATCGTCTTCCAGATCAGCATGGTGGTGTCGGTGGCGCCGGAGCGGTTGGCTCCGGCGCCCCGACGACCCCGCTCAGCCTGACTAGACATCACGCCGGTACAGGTCGAGCACCTTGTCAGCCAGATCCCGGGCCTGGGTCCAACGCGACACCGCCGCCTCCCGCGCCTCCGGACTAACCACGTCCAGCAGCGCCGCAGGCTTGTCCGCGTACTTCAGCAACCCGCCCAAGAACATCCGGGCCTGCTGTACCTCCTTCGGGATCACCACACGGATCGGCGGCGGCCCAGCCGGAGCCAGCTCGGCCCGGATCGTCCGGATCGCCTGCACGGCCTCCGAATCGGTCCGAGCCTCCGTGGCAGCCTTCACCAACTGGCTCACCACGGCGTCCCGCGGCCTTATCTCCGCGACCACCTTGACCGCCTCGACGAACGCCGGATCATGCTTGATCTGCGCCAGCTTCACCTGCTGCGTCTGCTTGACATCCGGCGCCACCCTGGAGATCTCCGGCAGTTGAGCCGACCGCTCGGCGAACTCCTTGCGACGCCGCATCTGCCGCACGGCCTCGACACTCCGGCCGATCTCGCGAGCCACCGCCTCATCCGCCATCCCACGGCGCATCATGGTCAATGCCGCGTCGTACGCCTCCGAGGGGGTGAGCCGGCGGCCGCTCTGCTGGTTGATCGCCGCCGCGAACGTCTTGGCCAGGTCCACCGAGTTGAACCGGGCGACGAACGCCGGGAACGCCTTACGCCGCAGCCCCTTCGCCGCGCGCAGCCGGTGGTTCCCATCCACCAGAACGTCGGGCTCCATGAGCACGATGGGCGGGTAGACGGCACCCTGAGACATCTGGGTGCGGAACTCCGCAAGGGTCTCCTTATCCTCAAGGTGGGCCTCGTTGCGGACCTGGGTCCAGTCCACGCTCTTCACATCGGCGACCGGGTAGTCGGGGACGAACTCGTACGGGATGTTCCACTCCCGCAGCTTGGCTTCGGCCTGGATACCCAGCAGCCGCGGCTGAACATCGATAGGGGTTTCGCCCCCCGGCTGTTCTATGATGGCCGTCATGGCGACCCTGCCTCCTTACTAGATAGTTGGGTTGGTTGCCTTCAATCCCGGTTGCCAGCTTGGATGGCAACCGGGATTCTCTTGCTGTATCCACCTTGTCCGGTACGGGCCGCACCAGCAACACTGCCTGTGGACAGCCTGTGGACGGAGTTGTGGGTAGTGGGCGTGTCGCCCGGGTATACCCCTGTGTACAACCTGTGGATATGTGCTGACATGGTTGTGTTTCCGCTGGTCAGCGCATGCACAGGGTGTGAGCTGAAGAAACTCATGCCGCATCCCGCCGTGGCTGGCTGAACCTCTCTGCGACCAAATCCCGCACGTCACCGTCGCGTTCGGCCTGGAGCTCGGCGGCGACCGTGGCCAGCTTGTCCGCCGGCCGGTCATCCAGCTCGGCGGCGCGGTGGCAGTCGCACTCGCACCACGACTTGTCACACGCCGCGGGCGCGCCGGGTGCACAGAAGTGTAGGCATTCACCGGAGACGTTCTCGTCGTCGGTGAGGTACTCGATCTCAGCCACCATCGTCTCCGTTGCTGGTTGCCGCGAGCACCGCTGCCAACCCGTCGGCGATGGTGTCCAGCTCGTGGCGCATCTCCGAGACGGTGATCTCCGGGACGGCCAGCACCCGGCGGCACTGCGAATACCAGTGGGCCACCGCGGCTCGGAGCCGGGCCGCTTCGAGCGCGTGGAGCTGCCCGGCGGTCAGGCTGAGGGTGGACTCCGAGAGCTGGAGTTCCCCGTCCTCGTTGAGGGTGCCGTAGGCGGTGCGGTGGAGGTGGAGCGCGAGCAGCGCCTGCCGGAGTGCGTCTTCCTGCTCGGGGCGGGCGATCTCCAGGTGGGTGATCCGGAGCCGCACCTCCGCCTCCTTGTCGGCATCCGGTGCCGGCTGGGTGCGGAGCACGTGGGCCAGCTCGACCACGCCGATGACCCGCTTGGATGGGGTGGCGTACAGCGGCGCGACCCACGGTTCGAGGCCGGCGGCGGCCGCGGCGGCGGGCTTACCTTCGATCTTGGCGATGGTCACGCTGCTGTCTCCTTCACGATTGGCCATGCGACTTTCGCCAGCGCGGCGCGGTGGGTGGCGGGCATGTCGACGATCGGCACGCCCAGGTGGTCGGCGCCCATCGCGGCCAGGACCAGCGCGTCCGCCTCATCGTGGCCACGCACCTCAACGGCCACGAAGCGGCGCACCACGGCGGCGAGCACCTCGTCCTTGGGTGAGTTCCCTTTGCCGGTGGCGTACCGCTTCAGCCCGGTGGGGGACACCTCGGCCCACGGGATCCCGTGGGAGTCGACCCGTTCCATGACCAGGTGCCACAGTCCGGCGCGGGTGAGGTGTTGGCCGGTCTGCCGGCTGATCGCCAGCCCCTCGACCACGACCAGGTCGGCGTCGCGTGCGTAGTCCATCACCCGCTGGCGGATGATGCGCAGGCGGATGTACAGGTCCAGTGTGGGTGCCGTGCGGATCCGGTCGGCCCATCCGGCGCTGCCGGCCACGCCGGTGGAGGTGAGGGACAGGTCCAGCCCGATCACGCGGCTACGTGGTGGCATCGGCCACCCCGCTGCCGGGTTCGGCCGTGGCCGGCCAGTCGGCCAGCGGCGGCTCCTCCGCCTCGGCCGGCTCCGGCGCGTCCAGCGCGTCGATGATCCGGCCGACCTCTGCCTTGCTGAGGTCCTTCGTCGACTGCACCTCCCGGCCCACCACCCCGGCGATGTACACGAGCGCGGTGTCCTTATCCTCGCGGCCGGTCTTGCGCAGCAGCGCGTACATCTTGCGGTTCTGGGACGTGGCCGGCTCCGGCTTCTCCGGCTCGGCAGCCGGTTCGGCGTCGAGCGGCGGCTCCTCCGCCGGCCGGGCCTCGGCCGCCGGCAGTGCCCGGCGGGCGCTACGTCGTGGGCTCACCGTCCGGGTGGCCAGCCCAGCCTCGGCCTCCACCCGGATCGTGTCCTGGATCTCCTCCACCGAGGCGATGCCGAGTAGCACGTCCGGCGCGACCCGCTTCGCCACCCGCCCGGCGGCCCGGGCGTAGAGCATGTCCTGGGGGGTTTTGGCGTACGCCTGGTTGCTGGTCCAGCCGGCCTTCTTCGCCTGGTCCATGGTGATGGTGACCCGCTCGATGTGAGTCTCGCCGGCGCGGCGGCCGCATATGACCGCCCGGCTGTCGCTGATGTCCTCGGTCCACACGTCGTGGCCGTGGCCTTTGACCAGCGCGACCATCGCCTCGGCGTACATGCCGGGCCGGCCGTGGATGATGTAGATCTGCTGTAGCGCGGTGAGTGGGTCCATCCCGAGGGTGATGCCTTGCAGCACGGCGGCGGTGGCGTTGGCCACGGCCACGCTGCGGGCGGCGGCCTTCTCCTCGGGGGTGGCGCGGGGGTCGGTCTTCGGCCGGTAGGCGTCCGGCACGAACGGGGTGTCCACCAGTGGGCTCACGAGCTCGTGGGCCTGCCGGGCGGCGGTGACCCACTGGCCCAGCCGGGCCAGGGCGTTGTTGCTGCCGTTGAGCGCGACGGTGGCGTTGGTGTCCATGCGGGCGAGGTCGGTGGTCATCAGGACGATGTCTCCTCGTCTTTGGTGGTTGGCTTCGCCCGCTCGATAACGCCGTAGATGCTCTTCAGCGGACCTTCATAATCGGAGCCGATCTGACGAACGACGCCCACCGCGGTGTCGCTCCACAGCCCCGGAACGGTCACCTTGTCGCCGACATTGACGGCCAGCGAATCGGGGGCGCTGTAGGTGTACCACTGGCGGCCATCGAGTTGGACCTGGATCTTCATGACTGCTCCCTTGTGAGCCGGAACGTGGATGTGCTGGGCGGGATGATCGGCGGGCCGATCAGGTCCCGGGAGCGGGCGACGAACATCCCCACCCGTTGGGCGTAGAGGAGGTCCTTGTGTTCCTGCTCGCCCACCTCGATCGGCACCAGGTCGTAGCCGTCAGCGCGGACGTGTATGCCGAAGCAGTACTCGACCTCTAGCGGGTCGATCTCCTGACCGTCAACGATCCACTTGTCCGCGTAGCGGTACGCGGCCAGCTGTAGCGCGGTCTCTCCGAAGATCCCGGACCGCGAGGTTTTCAGGTCTGAAAGGCCGAGCACCCGCCCGTGGTCTGGCAGGGTGAGCCAGCCGCACAGGTCGGCATCGCCGGCGTACCCCCACCGATAAGAGATGCAAGAGAACTCGACGTGCACCGGCTCCACCTTGAACTCCTCCAGGAACCGGGCGTACGCCTCGCAGTGGCCGGCGATCTCCTCCGGCACCTTGACCGATTCGCCCGCCAGCAGCTTCTCCGCTGCCCTGTGGACCTCGGTCCCCCGGTTCTTCGCGCGGTCGACGTCCTCATACCGGGCGCGCTTCAGCTTCTTCAGCCGCGCCGCTGGCGGCATGGCGTCGAGCTCGGCCCAGTGGTCAACGGCATAGTCGGCGGTGGTGTCGCCGGACCAGTTGACGAGGGCGGGCTTGGGTACGCCGTCGCCGATGATGGTGGTGGGGCCGTGAACGCGCTGTCCGGTGGCGTCCTTGTAGTGGTGGCCCTTCGCCGTGTCGACTCGCCGGATCGGCGCTACGTAGCGGCTCACGGCAAAACCCCCACGGGGAAGCCGCCGACCCGCTCGGCCAGGGTGGACCACAGCGGCCGGGGTGGGCGCCACCCGCCGGGGACTATGCGCCGCAGCACCGCCACCGGCTCGTGCACGCCCCGCTGAGGTGTCCACATGGTGTGGACTAGCGCGGGGGCGTGCTGCCCGCCGCAGTCGGCGCCGGCCTGCCGCCACGGCCAGCAGTGTGAGCCGCCGCAGCGGGGGCAGTCGGTGTCCCGGCCGGCGGGTGGGAGCTGTTCGGTGCGGGCGAGCAGCGCCTGGTCTTCGGCATCGAGCCGGCGGCGGTGGCCGACGATGCCGGACCACCACCATCCGATGGCGATCGTGGCGACGATGGCGATGGTGATCAGGCTTCGGGTCATGACGGTGTCCCTTCTGGTTGGTCGGCTGTGCTGCGGGCTATCCACTCGCGCCTTTGGGCCGTGTGCGCGGCGGTGCATGGCCGGCAGCGGCATCCCCAGTTGGAGTAGGTGTTCGCGTTGCCGTGGGCTGGTGTCGCTTGGCCGGCGGCCAGCTTCGCGCGGCGCTGGGCGCGGAACCACCGCGTGTCTTCAGCGTTGCCTTCACGGCAGGTGTCGCAGCGGCAGCCGTAGTTGCGGTAGCCGTTGGCGCCGTGAGTGAAGCCGCCCCGGGGCGCGGGGCGGGTGGTCATGAGTTCACCCCCGCGAGCGTCTCTGCGATCCGGCACAGCGGGTCGACCGGCTCGCCCCGCAGCCGGTGCCTGCGCGCCCCGCCCGGGGCGCCGCACGGCCCGGCCGGTGGCCGGTTACGCAGCGACGCGCGCTGGCAGTCGCGGCCGCAGTAACGCTGACCGGCCCGGCGTGGGGCGAACATCGTCTGGCATTGGCCGCAGAGTTGCCCGCTTCCTCTCCGGTAGGTCGGCGAGCGCTGTTCACGCAGCCGGCCGGCCCACACCCCGTGGGTGATGCCGTTGCGGTCGGCCCACTGCTCGCACCAGTCGAACACGGGGCAGCCGGCGCAGACCGCGGCGGCTTCCCGGATCTGCTTCAGCGCGGCCGCTGTGAGCGTGTGTCCGTCGCCGGGCAAGAAGAATAGCTCCGGGTCGACATCCCGGCAGGCGGCAAATGTGCGCCAGTCCGGGTCGCGGGGGGTGTGCAGCTCAGGCAGACGCATCACGGCCGGCCCCCGATCTCGCGGGCGATGTTGGCGGCGTGCCGATAGGCCGCACCGCGTGTCCGGTAGCTCATGCTGGCTGCCAGCTCGATGGCCTTCGCGATCTCCTCGGCCACCACGGCGCGGGTGTTGGCCCGGGTCTGGTTGGCCTGCTCGATCGTGGATTCGATGGCGTGTGGCCGCCAGCCGCCGGCGGTGAGCGCGTCCAGCACCAGAACGGCCCTACGGCGGTAGTAGTCCCGGTCGGCGTTTCGCCCCGGGTTCAGCGACTCGGCCACCAGCTCCACGTCGGCGTCGGTGTACAGCGGCTCAGCCATCACCGCCACCCCTCCAAATCGTCCTGTGGGCGTCGGGTGGCGACCGGGCTGCGGGCGGCCAGCCGCAGCGCCCGGCAGATCTCTCCGTGCGCGGTCGCCTGCCGCCGGGTCCACGCCCGCTCGGAGAGCACCGTCCGGCCGCCACGCACGAGTGACCACTCCCAGCTGCGGCGCCACCAGGTGAGGCGTCCCCAGCGGATCCGGTCCACATGCAGGGTCAGCCCCCGCCAGCTGTCGATGATCATGACCCGGCCTCCGTCGGGTTGGCTCGTGACGCGCACTGGCAGCCCTCTTTCATCAGCCGCCAGAACTCGTCGTCCAGGGCGGCGTGGACGGCCAGCCGGGCGGTCCTGCCGCGCCGCTGAGCCGCCTGCCGGTCGCGTGCGTGCGGGTAGAACTCCCGCCACGCCTGCTCCTCGGTGGCGTACGAGTCGCGTGACGATCCCCATAGCTGGGCGACGAGCAGGCCGAATGGGTGGCCGCACGCGCGGGAGAACACCCAGTCGCAATCGACCAGCGGGACCACCTGGCCGTCTACCTTGACGTACAGGTCAGCCATGGCGCGGCTCCGTCCCGTTGGCGGCGATCTCCCGGTCCAGCAGCGCCAGCTCGGCCGCGGTACGCGCCCGCCGCTGCCCGAGCGTCTCGGCGGGCATGCCGCACATCAGGTTGAGGGTGACCTGCCCGCCGGCGAGGGTGCCGGTGGCGACGTGGATGTCTACCCCGTGGCCGTGTGAGCGGATGCCGGCGGGGATGCCGGCGGCGCGGGCCGCCGCGTCCACGAGCTCGGGGTGGCCGGCCAGGTAGTGGAGGGTGATGCTGGCCGCGTCGGGCCGGTACTCGTCCAGCAGCCGGCCGAGGATCAGCCCGGTGGTGGCGATCAGCTGGCCGCTCATCGGACGGCCCTGACCAGCCGGGAGTGGGCGACGGTGATGCGCACCAGCCGCATCATGTCGCTGATGCCGGGCGCGGCCAAGGCGGCTCCGACGGCGAGAGCGAACTCCCGGTGGTGGTCGAGCAGGTCGGCCGGGGTCCACTGGCCGGCCTGGGACCGGGGGTCGACGGCGCGGCTGCCCAGCGGCCCCGACCGCGGATCGGTGCTAGGCTCGGTCTGGCTGTTCATGGCAGCTCCTTTCGGTGATGTGCTGGCCCCGCCCTCGGGCGGGGCTGGTGTGTGTCTGGTGGCGGCCGTCAGCGGCTGCGGCAGCGGCCGCCACCAGAGAGCCGACCCGCCCGGGCTGGGCTGTGACCCGGGCGGGAGTCAGGTTGGCGAGTGGCGGGTCCAGGTAGCGCCACTCGATCCGGGTCACCTCGGTGGCCGGCTCGCACCGCATCGACTCGCAGAAGAACTCGATGAACTGCCGGCGTCGCCACGGCTCGAACCCTTCGCGCGCCACGTCAGTGGGCGCAATCCTGCTCAGTGGTTCTCGGCGGACCGAGGTCACCTCCACCTCGGCCAGCCGCACCAGTGGCTCACCCGGGCGGCGGCCTTGCACCTTGCGGCACAGGGTCAGCCGGTCGCCGGGTTTGAGGCATCGCCAGCCGAGCCGGCGGGTGACGGTCTTTCGCCGCTCAATCACGGCTTGCTCGCTGAGTTTTACCGACATGAGCCGGCTCATGCCGCACCTCGCACTGCCGCCCGGCCGGGCCGGTAGACCACCTGCCGCGGTCGGGCGGGTAGCTGGGTGCCGCCGGTGCGGTGCCGGCCGGCGGCGGGTGTCCGGGGGAAGGGGGGGCCCACCGCCGGCCGACCGGCCCACCCGGCCAAAATCCGGGTGGGAGTGTGGGTGGCGCCCGCCCCCGCACCCCAACCAGGGGCGGGCGCCGCAACCCCGGCTGCGACCGCGTATCCGCTCGCGGGAGCCTGGGGGGCCACCCGGCGGCCCGGCAAGGCCCGGACCGGGTGGGGTCTGATCAGCAACTGGGTGGTGATGAAGCCGGCGCCGAGTAGCGGGATGGGGCCGGCGACCAGCAGCAGCCACAGCCCGACGGTGGTGCCGGCGACGGCGCCGCCGATGGCCAGGGTGGTGGGGTGGGTGGCCCACACAGCCAGGTGCCGGCGGATCATGGCAGCCATCACGCCACCGCCGCAAACAGGCCAGGCTGGGTCGCCGCCGGTGCCGGCCACACCGTGGGCAACTTAACCGGCTCAGCCTCGACCATCCACAGCAGCCGGTCGGTGCAGACGTACGCCTCGTCAGCCCGGCGTCGGCCAGGTGTGTCCCATCCCCTGCGGGCCGCCCGGGTGGCGGCGTGCAACCATCCGGCGGCCCGCAAGCTGGAACCGGACTCACCCGCCTGGGTGTAGGTGACTACCCGGCAGTAACCCATCGCGCGGGCGACGCGCCAGCAAGCGCCGTAGAGCAGCGAGCAGGCGTTGGGGGTGCCGTCGGTGGCGACCCTGGTCACCTCGATGGTGAGCCCGTCGTCCAGGTGGCGGGACACCGGTCGGCCGGCGGTCGCCACCCCGACCAACCGATCGCCGGACGCGCATCCGACCGCGTACCGGTAGCCCACCGGCGGGACGTGGTGCCGGTGCCAGGCATGGATGGCGGCGTACGCCTGGTCCCGGCTGACAGGGACGACGGCCAGGTGACGGTGGATCACGACACACCACGGTGAGGGCAGAGGGTGGACGACTCGGGGCGAATGCGGTCGCTCTCCAACCAGCACCGTTCGCAGATCGGCCCCCAGGACTGGGGTGCCGGTGTGGACCAGCTTCCCCATCCCCCATCCGGTTTGAGGGCCATGATCCCGAGGACGCGACAGCCGAGAATGGCCCCCGCCTGGCACGCGGCTACGCGTGTGATGGCCACGGTCACCACCCCGCCGCGTTCATGAGCGTGGACACGACCGCCAAGAACGCGCCGCACCACAGCAGCAGTACGGCCAGGCCGAGCAGATGCCAGGCGAGCAGCGGCCGGCGCATCATGACCCACCGCCGGTGGTGGTGGCCGGGGGGTCATCCATATCCGCCCAGAAGCCAATCAGCGTCGGCGCGAGGATGTAGCCGCCGCCGGTGTGGGCATGCACGACCGCGCACACGGCGGCATACTCGGCTGTGTGCCAGCTAACGGGCTGCTCACCGGCGGGGTGGGCGTACCAGCCGCCATCGTGGGGCAAAATGTGGCCGATCCCGATGCCGCCCAACCGGACATCCTGGCCACCGTCGGAACGGTCGATGCTCACGATCTCCTGCATGCTCACGGCGCACCGCCCGGGGTGGCGCGGCGGGTGGCGATCAGCTCCCGCCACGCGGCGGTCAGTAGCGCGTAGTCGCCGCCCATACCCACGTTGAATCCCAGCAGGAACGCATCGCCGAAGGTCAGGCCATGCCGCCGCAGGAAGGTCACGTACAACCCGGCCAGCTGGCCGCCGATGCACCGGGTGCAGTTCCCGAGGTCGAGCGTGTCCAGGTCGATCCGGTCGACCCATCTGGGGTAGTGGTTGTCCAGCCAGGCCGCACCCGCGTCGACCCGCTCGGCGATGGTGCTCATGGGGTGTCCTCTCCGGTGGTGGCCGGGTCAATCCCGACGATGACGGTGACGGTGGCCAGCCCACCGCCGGCGTACAGCGGATGCCCGTCGGGGTCGCGGCGGGCGCGGGTGACCTGTAGCCAGCCGCCGTCGCGGTTGGCCCGGATGGTGAGGTCGAGCAGGTCGGCGGGGTCGACCCCCCAGCCGGTGAGGGCGGCGGTGAGGGCGGTGTGGGGGATGGCAACCGGGTCGCTCATCGCTTCTCCTTGTTGGTGGTGGGGTGGTTGAGCCGGCGCAGCAGTTCGGCCGCCGGGGTGAGGTGGCCGCTGAACGCGTTGGTCTCGTGCGCGCCGAGCCGGTCGGGGCGGGGGTCGTGCCGGTCGGGCTGGTCGTTCGCGCGGTGCCGGAGCAGCAGCCACGGCAGCATCAGCAGCGCCAGCGCGCAGCCGGAGCGCCTCGCATCGTGCCTGGCGTGTTTGCGGACGGCGGCCTTCTGGGCGCGGGTGAGCCGGCCGGAGCGGACGTGCTCACGGCCGCCCTCGTACCCGTCGAGGTACCCGTGGCGGCTCACCGGGCACCGCTCCCCGTCCGGCGCCAGCGCCGGATTCTCGCCGAGTGCGCGGCGGTGCACGGTTCGCAGTGGCAGCCCCAGTTGGTGTAGGTGCTCGCGTTGCCGTGCTCAGCTAGCCACGGGTGGGCCTTGAGCCGTTCGGCACGCTCCTGGCTGGCCCGCCGCTGGTAGATGGCGAAGGCGCGGCGGCAGGTTTGGCAGCGGCAGCCGCGGGACCGGTAGGCCACGGCGTTGTGTCCCTGCCTCAGCGCCGTCACCGCGCCACCGCCGGTTTCTCCCCGCCCGGGCAGAGGCTGTGCCCGGGTATTGGCCGGCGGTGGTCCGGCAGCATGGTGCCGTCGGCGATGAGCCGCAGCAGCCGGCCGCACGCCAGGCAGTAGCCGGTCGGGTCGCCGAGCAGCTTAGCGATCCGGGCCACGGCGGCGTCGGTGGTGTTCACCGGGCACCGGTCCCGCAGTAGCGGCACATGCAGCGCCCCCGGTGGTCCATGTTCAGGCCGCAGCGGTGCTGCCGGTAGGTGTCCTCGATCCGAGTGGGCTGGTCCGATGGCCAGATCTCCTGGCAGGTGTCCGTCACGGCGTTCACTCGGTCAGCTCCTTGGGCGCGCCGATGTCCCCGGCCGTCTCCCAGCCGCGGTACGGGAAACAGCGGCGGCACAGCTCCGCCCGGCGGGCCGAGCCGGCCAGCCGCAGCGGCTCGTGGCCGGTGTCGACCCCGGCGGCGGCGCACAGGCCGCGCCAGTCGGTGAACCGGGCACCGAACTCGTTGGTCCACCGGCGGACTTCGGTGACGGCGTGGACGGGGTAGCCGGCGACCGGCGTGGACGCGCTCACCGTGGGCTCCCGGCGGTGGCAGCCTGCGCGGCCTGGGCGTCACGGAGCATGGCGCAGGCGAAGGCGGTCGCGACCATCTCGCGCGCGAGATCACGCAGCCCGATGTGGTAGAGGATCCGGAAGGCCTCGGCCGGATCCTGGCCGTTGTCTAGCTCCTTCTTCAGGTCCCGGACGCTTTCGGCCCAGGCCTCGGCGTGTTCAGCCCGAATCTGGTCCAGCTCAGCGCGGTAGGCCGGGGTGAACGGTGCCTGGCTCATGACGACCCCACCACCTCCGGTGGCCGCAGCATGTGGGCGGGCGTGTCCGGGTCCATGCACCAGCAGCCGCAGCCGGGCTCACCACACGGCCAGTGGTTGTCGAGGTCCTCCCGGCATTCGGGGCAGGGGACGGTGTCGCCGGTGAGCGGCTGCGGGTCGCGGATCACCGCACGCCCCCTGCCTGCTCGGCGATGTGTGCGTTGATCGCCGGGAGCGCAGTGGTACGGAACCACGCGGCTGCCTCGAATCCGCCCGAAGCCAGCTCGACCAGCCGCTCATAGCCCACGTGGACCTCGGAAGTGAACTCGTTGAGCCACTTCCACTCGATGCCGCGAGCGTCCAGCCATTCACCGAGCCCCGCCACGAACGCGGCGTGTAGGTCGCCACACCCGGTCCGGTTCGGCCCTCGGTAGCCGTAGGCGGTGTCGATGGAGACCTCAGCCCAGCACGCCGGGTCGTGTTCCGACTCGTCGCACGTCGGCGCACCCACGTCGTAGTAGTCGGAGTCCGGGTGGTTGCAGTCATCGTGAACGGCGGCGTCATCGGATGTGCGGTACATGGCACCGGGCCGGTAGTGGATCATCAGCCACCCGGGCAGTCCCTGCCCCAGTTTATTGCTGATCGTCCACGGGTTACCGGGCTCAACGAAGCGCTCGCCGTCGCGCCACGTCATGTCCTGCTCGTCGCTCCACCTCTGGCGCCCCGGCTCGCGGTGCTGCTCGTCGGCGATGCTGATGAGCCGCTGGCATTCCAGGAACAGGTCCTGGACGTTGACCGGGCTGGTGATGTAGACGCGCGTGTTGAGGGTCATCGCACACCGCCCGCCGGCTCGGCGGTGGGCTGGGTGTCGAGCTGGGTGTCGAGCTGGTCCAGGTAGGCGAACGCTGGCTCTGCGAACCACTTCCTCAGACCGGTGTGGCTAATCTGGATCCCGGTCTTCTGCTCGATCTCTGTGGCGATGGTTCGCCAAGAGGTCCCGGCGATGCGATGGGCGATCACGAACTCGGCGACCGGCACACCGAGTCGCTCACTGGTCAACTGCTGGAGTCGGGTTGGCGTGTCCGTTTTCCTTAGTGGAAACCTCCGGACCAGCTCGGTCGGGTCGAACGTGGTGGCCATCAGCGGGCACCTCCCGCCTGCTCGGCCGCGGGCAGGAACCGGGTCACCGGCACACTGAGCGCGGCCGCGATCTCGTGCAGCTCGCCAACGGTGAGCGCGACCGCCCCGCTGATCCGGCGGTGGGTGTAGACGTGATCCCAGCCGAGCAGCCGAGCCAGCTGGCGCTGCGAGACCTGACGTAGCGTCATCTCGCGACGGATAGCGTCGAGCACGTCGCCCGAAGCGGTGGTAGTCATGGCTAGATGATGCTACGGGCTACGTAGCACCGTCAAGCTACGCCACGCGAAACACCCGAACGGATGAGGCGGCATCGTCTCAGTAGTCTTGACGGACGCACAGCCCCCGTGCCACCGTTACGCCATGAGTAACAGTGAGACGCTGAGCGCTCAGGTTGCGGAGGAGATCCGCGCCATGCTGGCGCGGCGCCGGGTCAGCGGCCGCGAACTGGCACGCCGGCTCGCCGTCTCGTCTCCGTGGGTATCCAATCGGCTGACAGGACACCAGGAGATCGGACTCAACGACCTGGAGCGCATCGCCGACGCCCTGGACGTCGAGGTCGCCGAGCTGCTGCCGCTGGATGACCAGCCGGCCGAGCGGGTCCTGACGCGCCGCCGCAGGTTACCGGGAAGCTATCCCATCGCCGCCGCCGCAGCCACCCCCACCCAGCCGGACAGCCACCACATTCGCCCATCCGTCCGACCCGCCGGGTCCCCCAGAGGCATGAGCCGCGTACCCGCACCGACCACCACCAGCATCAGCCGCCCGGCCCGACTCTCCCACCCGCCAGCCCCGGCACCACACAGCGCCACCAGCCGATAACCCCAGATGACCCCCGACCTTGACATCCTCGAGGATTACCTCGAGCACCTGACCCGCCTGGGCCGCAGCCCGAAGACGATCCGCACCTACGGCACCGCGCTGTGGGCGGCGCACCGGGAGCTGCCCTGCGGGGTGCCCACCGCCACCGCCGCCGAACTCACCCAGTGGCTCAGCCGCTACCCCAGCGCCGCCACCCGCCGCACCTACCGCGCCGCGTTGACCGGCTGCATCTCCTGGGCGGCCGCTGTCGGGCACATAAGCCGGGACGAGGGTGCGCTGGTCCCCCGCCCCCGGGTCCGCCCCGGCCTGCCCAACCCGTGCAGCGACCAGCAGCTCGCGGTCATCCTCGCCCGGGCGCCCGAGCCGTACCGCACGTGGTCGACCATCGCCGCCTACGCGGGCGCCCGGTGCATCGAGGTCGCCCGGCTGCACCGTGAGCACCTGTCACCCGATCGGGTGACGCTGCACGGTAAGGGTGACAAGCTGCGGCGGGTGCCCACTCACCCGCTGGTGTGGGCCGCGGTCGAGGGCCTGCCGGCGGGTCCGGTGGCACCCGGGCGGGACCCGTGGCGCGACCGGGTCTCCGCGGAGCTGCGCCGCTGCTACCTCGGGCTGGGGGTGGACGTGACCGCGCACATGTTGAGGCACTGGTACGGCACCACGCTCGTGGCCAGCGGCGCGCAGATCGAGGAGGTTCAGCAGCTGATGGGCCACGCGTCGATCTCCACCACGCTCGGGTACGTGCGGGTCGCTTCACCCCGGCTGGCGGCGGCGGTCGGCCGGCTGCCGTGCCCTACGCTGGCACCATGACCGAGACCGAGACCGTAGGAACGACCGCAGGGGTCACGCCGAGCGTGGCTGTCGACAGCGGCGGACGGCGCCCGACCATCGGCCGGATCGTGCTCTACCGGCTGACCGACGCCGATGCCGACCTGATCAGGCAGACTCGGCTTCCTGCCGGCGTGCCGATGGGCAATCCGGTAGCCGCCGGCGAGCAGTTCCCGGCGGTGGTCGTCGCGGCTTACGGCCCTTACGTCAACCTGCAGGTGCTGCTGGACGGGGTCGACTCGTACTGGGCGACCTCCCGGGCGGAGGGCGACGGGCCGGGCACCTGGTGCTGGCCTCCGCGGGTCTGATCAGCTCAGCCGCCGGGGCCGACCCCGCCGGTCCCGCCCCGGCGGGTCAGTGACCACCGCCACCGCCAGCGCCACCGCGGCCAGATGACGCGGCCGGGCCACCACCACCAGCTCCGCCGCCCCGGCGAGTATCAGCCGCCGGGCGGTCACCGCGTCCGCGGTGACCGCGGCCACCAGCCAGCCGCGTGCCCGGCACAGTGCCGCACACTCATGCTGCCAAAGGGTCTGGTCGGTACCGGGTGGGATGTAGAGAACGGCGCGCAGGGGAAGGGATGGCATGGCGGGGTGGCTCCTCACTCCCGCCAAGGACGAGGGGTTGCCCGGTCAACGATCCGAGCCGGTCTCGGGTTGCTGTGAGCCGGCTCACCCAGTGACGTTGCGAAGGGCCACACAGCGCCGTGCGTATTCTTCGAGCGTTTCCCCGATCTCGCCGACCCGACCACCCGCGAATCGAATCTCAGTCACACGACGCGGGCCTGGCAGGAAAAGCAGCGTGCCTTCGGGCAGGGCACCTTCGGGCGCCTCGATGAGTTCGAACTTGATCGGATCGGTCATGCCGCTATCCTCTCGCTGGGCGCTCACCCGGTTGGGGTCGCCTGTCCGGCCGGTGGTGGCGGGCCGGCGCCGGGGTTACGGTCGCGCCGGGGGTGTGGGGTCGGGCGCCGGTCCCTCACGGGCCGGCGCCTCCCGGTCATACAGCTCCAGGATCACAATGCCGTCGTCGCCGGCACCATCCGGCCCGCCGGCGCCCCCACTCTTGACGAAGGCCCGGACGTGGACCAGCCACGGGTAGTCCGCCGGGACGAAGGTACGCGTGCCTGGTGGGTAAGTGATGATCTCGCGTGGGATGGGCTCGCCCGTCATGGCTTCCACTCCTCTTGGTGTTCCGTCAATCTGCTGAGAGGGTCAGCCGAACCGGCCGCCAGATATCGCCACAGTGGCAGACGCAGTTGCCGGGATGCCGGTCCGCGAGCAGGCACACGTGAGGGAGGCCGGCACGATGCCATCCCCACGCCAGATCCGACCATATGCGCTCGCAGCGCGGGGTGGGCTCGCCCGTCATGGCTTCCACTCCTCCCGCCTAGTCGTGTCCGATGTAGTGAGCAATGTCACCGACCAGGTTCATCAGAACCATGAAGCACAGCAGCCAGAACATGAACTTGTAGTACGTCGTCACGGCAACTCCTCCCGGTAGTCCGGGCGGTCGGCGTGCGCGCCCTCGTCCTGGCACACCCCCGGCTCCGGATGCGCATCCGTGTAGATGAATGCGACGCTGAGCCCCATCACGAACACGGCGCCGACCATCACGATCCCACACACGAACTGGCCGGCACGCCACCAGCCGGTCGTGCCGGCGCCCAGCCGGGAGCCAAGCCCCAGGCCCGCGAGCAGCAGCAGAGCGATGATCAGCCAGTCCATCGTCAGTGCTCCTTCCGCCAGTTGGCGCCCTTCCCCGGCCGCGACCGGAGCGCCTCGTCCAGCCGCGCCTGAAGATAGAGCTTCTTCCGCCCGTCCAGCATGGCGTCGGGGGCCAGCCGGAGCCGGGAGATCGCCGAGGTGATGGTGTGGGGGGCGAGGTCGTACCGGGCGGCGGCCTGCTCGACGGTGAGCGCCAGCTTCCCGTCGAGCGTGATCCGGATCTTCACGTGTCCTCCCTCCCAATCCCGAGCCGCAGCACCGTTGCCCCCTCGTGTGCAAGCAGCACGTCGATCACGTCATCGGCGCAGTAACTGCCGCCGTGAGTGCTACGCCAAGGCGTTGATCGGCGGTGGCGGTCAAAGTGCTTGATCCACGCGTGGTCATCAGTGGCCACCACGCTGCCATTGGGCAAATCGGCACCGCGGGTGGAGGGCGCCGGATCGGCGGGGAGGATCCTGCCGTAGGGGGCGGGGCACTCACAGGAATCGCAGCCGAAATCCCGGTGTACGGCGGTCCCATGTCCACAACCCGCCGCGCATAGGTATCCCCTGGGGGCGGGCTGGTCTCTGTCGCCCTTGGCTTTCTCGCTCATGTCCCCAGCGTACCATCGGTGGCAGTCTCAACGTCGTACTAGCAGCCACAGCACGTCATCCGTTCGGGTGAACTTCCCCCAGGGACTTGTGTTTGCCGTGCCAGTGCTGCATACTTAAGGTACAACAGCAAAGGGGTTCCGGGCCAAACGAGAACAGCGGCCACCGCGGGTAGAACCGCCAGGGACAAGAGAACCGAAGCCCTGGTGCTTCGAGGGGGCCGAATCGCTTCCCCGCACTCCTACCGCGACACCCGACATGCTCGGGCGGCCGCAGGAGGCACATCCGATCGGCCCCCTCGAAGCACCAGGACCCACCACCTGCGGTTACGTGGCCGGCCGGGAGGCCAGGCAACGAGAGAAGCGCCCGGGAGGGTGCCGAGCACACCGGATCACCGGTCACCCGCCCGTCAGCGGGGCGCGCCGAGTCCCCCACGGCCTGACGGGGCCACCGGGGGGCGGGAGCCGACACCGGCCGGCCACGCAACCGCAGGACAGAGAGTGTCAGACTGTACGACCTACCGAAGGAGCCCACCATGAACGAGACCACCAAACGCTACACCACCATGGACGACGTGATCGCGCAGGCAGTCATCCCCGCGCTCGGCGAATACGGCCACCAGTACAACGCCGAGGCCATCGCCCGCGAGGCATACAGCTACCGGGTCGACACTGACGAGCAGGGCCGCGAACTGCTGAACACGGCCGGCTTCGAGCAGGTCGTCGACGACGAGGAGTTTTGGCAAATCGTCGAGCGGCACGAAATCACCACCGCCGACCAGGCGAAGGAGCCCACCATGAGCACCACCGACACCACCACCGCGCTGGCCCTGATCGACGCTCTCGACCGGCACTACATCACCGGCACCCGCCCCGCCCTGCCGGCCGCCATGGCCGAGCTGGGGATCACTGACACCGCCGTGGCGGCTGAGCTGCTGACCCGCGGCGCCGAGTTGCAGTACGCCCGGGACCACGGCCTGGATGAGCTGGCGCAGCTGGCGCTGGTGCTCTCCCTGGACGCGGTGCGGGCTGACCGGCTGGCCGCCTACGCCCAGCTCAGAGCTGCGCATGTGGCCGAGTGGGCGCCGGAGGTGGCTGCCGGTGGGGAGACGACGGTGGCCGCGCTGACGGAGATGCTCGCCTACGTCACCCGCGGCACCGACTACGGCACCCTGACTGACTGCGTGACCGGCGAGCAGATCCGGCCAGCCACCGCCGCCGAGCACGCCCGGTCCCTGGCCGCCGGCGAGACCGGCGCGTTCGAGCTAGACGGCCGCGGCGTGTTCGTGGCCGGCGGGCCGGAGTCCTGACGTTGCCCGGTCCTCACCCGCTCCGGCGGGCGGGGGCCGAGTGGCGGACAGCCCGCCCGACCGAAGGAGATGACCATGAGAACGCAGATCGTTGCCGCCGACATCACCGCCGGCGCGCTCCAGACCATCGCGGCCGAGGTCCTGGGTTTCCAGCCCGGCGTGACCGACGGTCGCTGGGCCAGTGTCGACCTAGCCCCGGCCGACGCCCAGCGTGTGGCCGCCGAACTCCGTCAGCGCGGCTACCAGGTGACCGTGAGCTGACGCCGCCCGGTCCCAACCGCCTCATCACGCGGCGGGGGCCGAGTGGCGAACAACCACGCCACCCGACCAGCCCGGGATACACACCCGGGCAGAGAGCAGAGTAGATCATGGCGACTCACATCGCGCTCGGGTTCGTCCGCGGCGCCAACAAGGTCTGGGTCCAGGTCGACTATGACCCGGACTCGGAGTACCGGACCAGGTGGGCCTACTACACCGGCGGCACTATGGTGCGCGAGGAATCAGGGGTCTACGGGGACCTGGACGCCATCGTCAAGCAGATGGTCGCGGCCGACTACCGGCCGGTGCCGGTGCCCTGGTACAGCGACCCGCCGCCGCCGGCCGAGCTGCTGGGCTGGCCGGTCGAGCCACGCGAGCGCGCTGCCTGACCCCGGGCACGACGAAGGAGCCCTCCCGGGCTGTCACCCGGGAGGGCTCCCATCACTCCGCGCACCCTGCAGGGTGCAACGGAACGGCTGTTCGGTTGTAGGTCAGGCCTGAACCGCCAACGTCCGTTGGGGTCAGGGCTGGAAGTCGCCCTTGTCGGCGTTCGGCGGGCGCGGGTCCTCCGAGTTGTTGCCGTGGCCCCCGGCGTTGACACACATCCAGCCGCCCTCGCTGGGGTTGGCCGTGGCCTCCTGGCCGGGTGGGCAGGTGATCGGGTCGGCGTGGGCCGGGCTGGCCGCGGCGCCGATGCCGGCGGCGACCAGCGCCGCGATGATGAGCAGCTTACGCATTGTGTTCTCCTCTGTCTGATCCATCCTAGACGATCTGGCCGCCCGACCCGAGGTGAAGCACCAGCCACAGCAGCGCCAGCGCGAGCACGCCCCGCCGCACCCACGCTCCGGCCGTGGCCTTGGTGCCGCGCGCGGTGCCGAACAGCATCCACAAGTGCGCGCTGAGCGTCCCACTGGCCTCACCCCGCCGACGGTGGCGCCAGGACCGGTAGATCGCGATTCCCTCGACCACGGCAAAGTACAGCCCGAACCCGATCCACGCCCAGGTGTACCAGCTCACAGCATCACCAGCGCTGCCGGCTGCAACGACGCGTCATCAACGGCGTTCGCCTGCCAGTACCGCAGGCACGAAGCGCACAGCAGCTCACGGTTGCCGCTCGGGCAGGTCCACTCGCACATCGCCCGGACGGGTCGCGGCCCGGGGTCACCGGCCCGCCGTATGGACGCGCAGCACGTGCACAGCCCTTCGCTGATCGCGGTCTGGCGACGACGGTCCAGCTTGTGCCACTCCTCGAAGCACTCTGTCGCGCTCATCAGCGCTCCCGCTCGAACGTCACATCGCACCAGCCGTAAGCCGTCGGAACCGCCTCGAACTTCAGCCAGCCGTGCTTCATCCCGATCAGCTCCAGTTGAGGGATCAGCGCGGCGTACACCATCGGGTACCGCAGCCTCACGGCCGGACCCTGCTCCGCCACCCGTAGGGCCTGGTCGATCTCGCCGGCCTGCCAACCGGCCGCGAACGACCCGTCGTCGTACGGGCCACCCTTCGACCGGCAGACCACGAACGGCATCACCAGCTCCATGCCGCCCTCGTCGTCCAACTCATGCCCGCTCACTGTGGCGCCTTCCGCTTCAGCCACGATGACTCACCGGCCGCGTGCCGGGCGCACAGCGGATCCCGGTAGAACTGGCCGGCGTCGTTGGCGCCGCACGCGCAGACCGGCCCGCAGTGGGCCAGGCTTTCGTGCACCGGCACCCCGGAGGCGGCGAGGGCCATCCGCCACGCCCGGATCGTCGGCAGCACCTCGGTCCGCATCACCTGGTGCGGGGACTTCGGCCGGGCATGGTCTCCTGGCTCGTCGTGCACCAGGTCCTGCTCGGTCTCCGCGCTCACCGTGGCGCCTCCCGCCCGGTCGGCAGCGGCGCCTCGTTGGCTGGCGCCAGGTAGGTGGCGGTCGACGCCGCGACCAGCACGATCAGCCCGGCCACCTCCGGCGCCAGCTCCACCCCGGCCATCCGTGCGACCGCAACCACCGCGGTGGCGGTCAGCCCGCCCAGGATCGCCGCGACCAGCTTCCGTACCCGTCTCATGCCCCTCATCCTTCCGCTTAGCCGCACCTGAGGCTCGGCGGCTCCGGCACCGGATGAGCCACCAGCGCATCCCGGTACGCATCGCTCGCGGCCAGGTAGGAGGCCAGCGCCATCGCGAACTGCTCCTCATCCTGGCTGGCCACCGCCCGCACCAGC